AATGGTGAAAGTGCTTCATCACCAGGATTAACTCCTGTTGCACTCTCGGCATACCTTGTTCTTAAAGTATGGATTTGTCCTACTGGACCACTCATTGGTTGTACACCAACAAGTTCGTTAGCAATGACTGAAGGCATAACCCTTCTAATCAAAGGTAACATTACTTTATTTAATGTTGCAACGTTGCCAGACTGAGTCGCGCCACTTGAAGCCGCTTCCTGAAGATATCTTTTAGTATTCTCAAGAACGACATCTAATGTACCTTTACGAGAACCGTTAAGTCCTTCTAAAAGTGCGTCCTTAGTTGCTGACCAGTTGCTTTCAAATAATTCTGCCATTTCTTATCTCCTAATTTGAAAGTCCGGCTAATTTACGGATATTCTCAATTTCGACAATATCCTGTTCATCTTCAGTTGAAGTCTGAACATTTTTGTCACCAGTGTGTTCTGATGTCACTGATTCCGTTAATGGTTTTCGCGACTCCTTAGGTAGTGCTTCGCCGTCTAAAACACTAGGAAGGTATTTGTTAAATTGCTTCTCTAAGTTTTCTGTTTTAACACTCTCTAAAAGGTCAACCATAATTTCTTTTTTGCCTTTTGCTAAAGGTTTTAGCAATGAGTCCATAGTCTCTTTACGAGCATATCTATCATTTGCTACATTCAATTTGCTTTCAACAAGTTTTGTTGCTTCTGCAGATTCCTCTGCTTTTGCTTGTGCTTCGGCTAATTGCTCTTTAACATCAGCGATTTGTTTTTCTAAATCTTTTACATCGGAAGATTCGTTCAAGTAACTTGCACGATATTCGTTTGCAAACGATTCAAAGATTCTACGACCAAAATCGTTTTCTCTAGCGGCTGTGATGTCATCTCTAAACTGTTTAACATTCTCAGTTACGATATTGTTTACAGTTTGTTCGACCTTGTCAGCGGCACGTTTAATAAAGTCTTTTTTGGCTTCTGCTAGTGCTTTTTTACCTTCAGTTACCATTTTGACTTTTTGCTCTACTAGTGCTTGTTTGTCTTCGTGGAATTCTTTAAGTTCTCCACTTAATTGTTCAACAACAAAATCATCAAGTTTAGAAACGTGGTCAGAAACTGCGTTTCTTTCGTCTCTTAACTCTTTAACTTCTTTTGCTAATTGTTCTGCAACAAACTTCTCTAATTTCTTAGAGTGTTCGCTAACAGCCTTTTTGTAAGCAACTCTTTCTTCTGCAACTTTCTGCTTATCTTCAGCGAGTTCAACCATTTCTGCTTCAACTCTTTCTTTGATAAAGCCATCAACTGCTTCAACAATAAGACCTTTGTCATGCTCATATCTTTGAGCAAACTCTTCTCTTAATTCTGCTGTAAGTTCCTCACGGGCTTCGGTTAGACGACTTTCCCAGGCTTCAACGATACTTGCACGAATTTCTTCGTTAAGTTCGCTAGATTCGATTAAGTCTTCAAATTTTTCTGCCATAGTAGTCTCCTACCTCAATTTTAATTCGTTAATAAAATTAACGATGCTTTTATCTAGGTGCTTTACTGCACCAGTTTGTTTATCGTGTGTATAGTCTTTAGCGATATCATATATCATGCTACCGCCTCTCATGTTAAACAAAGACTCATATATAGTCTTTGGATAGGCGTCTGGGGCACTTGGTTGTGCAACAATATCAACGGTAACAATATCAAAATCAGACACACGACCTGATTCATTTACGTTTCCACTTCCTCTACTGCTGACACCTAACTTCGCTCCTGCTTTTAAAAGTGCTTTTGCGATGTTCCCCATTGGTGTATCTATAACTTTTAGTTTACCTAGTCCGTTAGAACCATTGCATGACATTTCTGTAATGATATGGCTCACACGGTCTAAGTTAATTTGTAGTTCTTCTGGATGGTCTAATTCGCCCATCACAGTTTCACCACCTGAAAGTCTTTTTGTAACGTTTTCAACTGCACGTTCGATTTCATCCTTCGGATATACTCTTCCATTTTGATTTTTAACATCGCCTTGGATGAATAATCCTTGCATGAATAAGTCTTTTCCGTCGTTAGATTCCATAATGGTAATACCACTCTGTTCCGGACTCATATATTCGTATAATTTACGCACCGCTGAATTCCTTACTGTTTATTAAACCTTTTTAGGCTCAACTTTTAAATTGTCTGATCCACCTGAATCTTTTGGTGAGTTATCACCTGAATCGCCGTCTCCGCCGTCCATAGTTTTAACTGGTTCACCTTGTCCATGTGGGCTAACTACTTTAGTTGGTCCTTTTTTAGCATTTCCAGAATCATTGTTATCTGCTTCACCACCTTTAGGTTCTGCAACTTTGTCTTGGAGTTTAGTTGCTTCTTCAACAACTTCTTCTTCAACTTCTGATTCTTCGTCTAGGTCATATTCTACTGCTTCTTCTTGAGGCTCATCCATCATATCCATGACTTCGTCTTCAACTTCTTCAGCATCATCACCTTCCTTATCTTCATCACCCATAAGTTTTTCAAATTCTGCTCTAAGGTCTTCTAATTCGTCTTCAAGTTCGTCGACTTTGTCTTCTAACTCTTCGTCTCCTTTGTCCTCATCGCCTTCATCTTCTTCACCCATTTCGTCTGAATCGATTTCTTCATCTGCTTCTTCAACATCTGATACAAAATCGTTTTCTGGATCTGCTATATCAATTTCTTCTTCCACAGCCTCTTCTTCTGATTCCTCAGCCTCTTCGACTGCTTCTTCTTCTGATTCTTCTGCTTCTTCTACAGTTTCTTCATCTTCTTCTGTTGACTCTGCAACTGGAGTTTCCTCCGCATCATCTAAGATACGTTCGTATTCCTTTCGAGCAGTTTCAACAACGTATTCGTGAAGCAACTCTTCGGCACGTTCGTTATCTTCGGCAAGTAAGAATTCTAAAACTTGTTCTAGTTTACTGCGTTCTGACATTATGTGCTCCTATAATTAAATTATAAAAAATAACACCCAATAGATTGAATTGGACGTATTGCTGTATGTTTACTTATAAAGTATGTGTTAATTTGGCTGAAAAGAGTGTTATTTTGACTCAAAATGCCATCGAAGTGTCTGAATTCTGTGTCTACAGTATCAGCATGGGTGTATTTGTACTTTTATTTATCTAATATATTTTGTTTGATATGGTTTATAGAATCGATGGAGTAAGCCATGTGGCTTTCAATAGGCAAGTGATGTGAGTAATTAGGACCAGGAGAATTTTCCCAACTGCCATATATGTCATCACATACATTTAAGTATTCTGCTATGCCTTTTTCTAATAAGTTTTCTTGTGGTATTTGCCATTTAAATGGTTCTGTATTGTACTCTAACAAAGAGTTTGACATAGTCATACCTTCTGCCCACTCAAATGTATTTGGGCTAAAAATAAACTTTATATTGTTTTTTAACAGTTTATCTAAGCCATTTTGTAATATAAAATACTGCTTATGTCTTTCTATATCAGGGTCATAAAAGTGCATAAAATAATGTTTTAGCAATGAATGTGTGTCTTTATTCATTACTTTAGATAGGCGTTCTTTTATATGATTTTCATCAAAAGAAGTGTCTAAATCGTCTTGAAACACAGAACCTATACTATCCATTAACAATGTGTAATCAACATTATGCCAACCGTTTTCATGTGCATATCGCTCTTTATTGTTAATTTTAAAGTCTATTCTTGTGGGAGTTGTAGCATTTATTATTACAAAATCTGCATTTAGTATATCTATTGCATGGTCTATTTGTAAACGTATGCCAAAGTTTGTACAGGCAGGAACAGCCAAATTATGATATTCAGCATCAAAATAATCTGCTATAAATTGACCAAATTCATGATTAGGATGGATAGGATCGCGACTGGACCACGAACAGCCACAAACCGCTAGTTTCATTTAAAAATCCGTTGCTGGTGTTTGGGCCGCCTTTGCATACATGATTGATGCAAATTCTTCGTGTTCTAAGTTTTCTGCTTTTTTAAGTTCTCTGTATTTACGGAGTTTGTTTAAGGCTTCAAGAGTAAGTCTACCCTTACGAGTATCGTCAAACTCTCTAGGTACTGTTTTATCTTTTTCTGGATTGTAAAATTCTACTAATCTCATTAAATTTCTCCTGCTCCTGTTCCTGCGTCTGGGCCTGTACCTTGTGGGCCTAATGTTTGCACATCTGGCGTTTGTACATCAGCACCAGGTTCTGGAATATCCTCAACTGGCTTTTCTAAATCAAAGTCTGTGCTAGGTGGAGTTTGTATTCCAACGTTTCTCAAACCTATGTTTTCAGATGCCGCTTCGTTTTTGCCTTTATTGTATTTATTCTCTTGTTTCCAATAATGTTCGTTATCTTTCATTTCTTCTTCAGTTAAACCTAAATACTTTTTAAGTTTAAATTGTTGTGAAAGATAAGGTACTGCTTCTAAACTACTGAACAATGTTGCACGTTGCGTATCTAAGTCTAACTCTCTGTAACTACTAAAGTTATTAGGTGGAGTAAATTCTAAACTAAATGTGCTGTTTTCAATATCAATACCTCTGTGTGCTAAGAAACGTTTGAACTCTCTGTCTAGTTGTCTTATTAATTGTTTTTGTAAACGTTCACAATATTTTGCAAATTGGAATTCTTGAATAAATGCTACACCTACTTTACCGTCATTGTATTGTGCTGTTCCATCATCTGGTCCAGTTGGTAAGTAAGAACTAGGTACTCTCAATCCTCTCAATAGTTTATTGTTAAAATATTTCAAGTCATCAATTTCCCCAAGATTGTTACCACCTGGGAGTGTATCAACTTTACTACCACGACCATCTGCCGTTTGAGCAAAGAAGTAATCTTCTAACATACTCATTGGATTGTATGCCGCATCTGCAACATTCTCACCTGCTTTGTTTTTGTTAGGTACACGTTTTTGTTGTACTTCGTATTTTACTCTTTCTAAATATTGTTGTGCTTTATGTGGTGGCATGTTACCAACATCAATAAAGAACACACGTCTTTCAGGTGCTCTATGCACTCTGTAAATAATAATTGAATCTTCTAAAAGTTCTTTTTGTTTGAAAACTTTAAAAATTGGTTCAAGGATACTAATACCAAAGGGCCAGTTATGATCCATACCTTCAGTTAAACTAATGTGCATTACATGACTAGCATCTACAGGACTTCCGTAACTTGCGCCTGTATCACCTGTAGTTGTTTGATAGTTACCAGCACTAGCACCAATGTTACCACCTGATAACATTCCACCGCCAGCACCATATGGTCTTGCATGTATTCTTGCGGCACTTGTTGCCGCTAGTTCTTCAAAGTTTGCTTCTAAGTTTTTGATGTAGTAAACTTCAATGTCTTTACCTTTGCTTTCGTTTACAACAACTTTTTCTACATTTGCAGGATCTGACCAATACAACTTGTATGTTTCTGGGTCTCTAATAAAAAATTGGTCTCCGTACTTTAATGTACTTCTAACCATTTTGAATGCTCTACGTCTTAGGTCATTTAAGTTACACCATTGCTCTAGTGTTTTGTCTAAAATTTTCATTTCAGTTTCACTAGGATCTTGATTAAAATTAAAAACAAAAGGTAAACCTGTTGTTTCATCATCTTGTGTACAAAATTCTGCAATGATATCTAATGCGGCATTTACTTCCAAATCATTGTCCATTTGGTCGTATTGTATGTACCTCATTAGCCTGTTTGGTGAACCAGCATAAACTTCTGGTAGCCAACTGCTGTAACGTGAGTGAGTTGTAGCATAGCCGTCAGTAGGAGCACCTGTTACATTAACTGGTAATCCTGCGTTGCCACTGCTATTAAAATATTTTCGCCAAGTTGCCATAGTTTCCTCGTTATATGCGTATATTTATCACTTTTTGGAATTAAGGCTAATTTAATTCTGGCAATTAAAGTTCTAAGCCTTCAGTAGCACGTTGAGTTTTCTTAGCAGTTCTATTACCTATAGTTAGAGCATCCAGTATTTCTTGTAGTTTAATGTTCATTGCAATTAATTCTTCTGTACTGTTAGCATCTTCGGCTCTTAAACCAGTAGTTTCTGCTCCAGCATCACTGGCAACTCCTTCTAGTACTTCATTTACTCCTCTTTGGAAGCCAAATGAACTAGGATCTGATCCTGCTGGAACTGTATCTCTTGTTGCAAATCCTGGATCAACATCTGTATCGCCTACATTAGTCATTGGTGCATTTATACTTGGACCATATCCTGCAGACATTGGGCCGCCCAAGTCTCCTGCTACACCGGCTCCATAGCCTAAGTCTAATGGTGCCGCACCCATTGTTGGTTGTGCATTATTTTGTCCTGCAACTGCTGGAGTTGTTGGCTCTGCTAGAGGTCTTTCACCTCCGCCTATAAATGACATGGCTTTCAGTGCCGCAAGTTTTAAAATACTCTCACCTGATATTCTATCTAATACAACACTTAATTTTACTAAAGGTTCATATGCTTGATTAATACTACGTGATACATCAAATAATGATTCACTCAATTGAGTCATAGCATCTGCTGTTAAAATTATACCACTAACGTCTATGCCTTGGAACTCTCCAATGAATCCTTTTAATTTGTCTATAGGACTGTCTGCTCCAAATATAGAACCAATGCCATCCATAATACTTGACTTCAATGAACCACCACTCATAGCCGACATACCTTCTGCAAGTAACTTCATGCTTACACCAGCAAGTGCAAGATTTTTCATATCAACGTTATTGAATTCTTGTAAGTTCTTTGCCATACTTCCCATAATTGGGCCTGCAATAGCACCTATTAACATGAATGGTAACAACGGAGCCATCAATGCCATAGCACCTGCAAATGCTAGTAATCCACCAGCCGCTTTGATTAATCCAATGCCATCAATCTGTGACATGCCATCTAATGATTCTGTGAATCCTGGTAATGATTTAGATATTAAATTAAGTCCAAGTCCTAGAGGTATAAGTGCTACACCTAATGCTCCTATGGCTACTGCACCCATTAAAATAAATGGTAGTGCAAATCCCATACCAACTGCCGCCGCTGTTAATACAAGTAGTCCTGCGGCTAAAACACCTATTGTGCCTATACCAACATCTTTCATCAAGTTCAATCCAAATGCCATTGGAATAATCGATGCACCTAATATGGCTATTGCCGCCGCACCTTTAATCATTGCTGAGGAACCTTTGCCTAATACTTTTGTAAGTGCCGCTAAACCACCTAATGCTATTGTACCTTTAACTATAGAAGAAAAGTCTACATCATTAAATTGTTTTAGTCCTACAGCCGCTAGTGCCACTGAAGCACCTAGTAAGGCTAAACTTGCCGCACCTTTAACAACTTTTGTATCACCAAATTTCTTAACACCGTCTGCTATGCTTTTTAAGAATCCTCCACTTTTACCACCTTTGGTCATAGCACCTGACAACTTGTCTGTCATCTTAGCACCATCTTTTTGGAAACTACCTAACTTGTCTGCAACTTTGGCTCCTATACCAGGTTTGTCTGCTGTTCCCATGATAGAACTTTTTAATGCTCCGGCACCTTTCATGACAGCACTTTGAACACTCTTTGCTCCTTTAGTATCTAGTAATGAGCCCATCCACTTACTAGCCTGTTGCATTAATTGTTTACCTGCACCTACTCCACCTTGGAACATTTTTAATGCAAATGATTTTGCTTGTGGTATTAAACTTGCTTTGGCTAGTTCTACTGCATATCTACCTGCAAACATTGTTGCCGCAAATAATAAACCGTATTTTAAAACTGCTTTAACAACCATGCCCATAGCATCGCCTATTAGTGTTTTGAATACACCTGCTATGCCACCAGAGTCAAATGCTTCTTTGATATACTCTGCAAATCCTTTTATGGATTCCATTATACTTTTAATAACTGGTACAGCCTTTTCAGCCAAACCTTTAACTAGTTTTCCGGCATCCATTGCCGCACCACTCATATCATCTGTGGCAAATCCGAACACACCCATGATTTCTTTTAATCCATCATTTAGTGCTCCAATAACTCCTGGGTCTGCAAACAAACTATAAAATGCATTACTGAATGCACCTTTGGCTTGATTTAAGACTTTGTTAAATTCGTTAGTACCTTTTTGTACTAGATCCATATCAAATGCAGTACCGAATTGTTTGTTAAGTTCTCTAATTTTATTTTCGCTTTGTTCAAATTGTGCGATTGCTTGTGCCATTTGTTGTGCTGATGCATCACCAATCGCCGCTAATGATTTAATTCTTGCTTTTTCTTGACTGCTTAAATTACCCAAACTCATTGTTAGGTCTGTGACCATATCTTTTGCTTGGTCTTGTGTTAATGTTCCGTTCTGTATAGAAGAGATATATTCATTCATTGGTCCTGCTAGACTTGGCAATGCAGTAATATACCCAACTGCTTCTTCAGATAGTCCAATGGCTCCTGCTGATGCGGCGTCTGTAAATGCTTCTGCTATTCCTTGTCCTGCTTGTCCGCCTAATGCCGCCATACCACTAGCAAACACTTCTATACCACCCATGACCTGGTTTCTGATACCACTGTTCATAGTTAATAGTGTGGACGTTAATAATCCATTGTTTGTTGTCAAACTATCTACAAATGCTTCTAGTTCTTCTGAACTCACACCAAGTGCTTGACTGTAAACTCTTTGTGCGGTAATCGTACCTTGTATTGTTCTATTAAGTGCGCCTTGGCTTACATTACCTAAATCCATTTGTCTTTGACGTCTACTTAATGCATCACCAAATGTTTCCATTGAGTCACTAAAACTCATGCCAAGTTCTTCTGACGTGTCTGCCGCAAATTTCATAGTGTCTTGGAATCTACCAAAACCTTGTGTTGCAACAACGGCAGAGTTTGATGCAATTAATTGTGCCGCACCTTCAAACCCAACACCTAATGCTCCCAGTCCTGCTATTGCTTCTGTGGCGCCTTTACCAACATCTGCAAATGTGTTGTTAAAACCTACTCCAGATTTTGTAAGTTCATTTAATTGTGCTCCTGCACCTAGTAATGCATTTCCTACAAATGTAAGTCCTGAAGCAACTGCACCTGCGGCTACACTACCTAATAGTAAAGCCTTTTCAGCCGCAACACCTATTGCTCCACCAAAGAACTCCATATCGCTTTCTAGATTGTCAATAGTTTTTTCCATAACGGACATAGGTCCTTTGGATTTGAATTCTTCTAGTGCTTTTTTGTTTTCTTTGATTCTTTCAGCGACTTCTTTACTTGCTTCTATGGCTTCTTTCTGTCTTTTCTCTTCTTCTTTGTTGTATTCTTTAACGTCCTTGTTGCCGTCTTTAACATGTTTGACTAACTTATCTGTTAAAGCCTTCATTTCGTTTTCGTACTTAACACCTCCAGCAGTAGTCTTTCCTAAGGCTATAAGAGCATTCAATACTTCTTTCTGGGTAGTTTCTAAAGCCCATGAAGGAAGGGAGATATTATCTCCCGAATTCAGCATTATATCTATTTTATCGGACATGCCAATATTTATCACAAAAAGTTAAAACATGTTTTTATGGCAAGAAATAATTATAACTAGTTTTAATGATGATAAATAAATACAGTTTTAATTCGTATGAATAATCAGGAGATTAAATGACAGAACAAAATCAAAATCCGTTAAGTGCTTACTTTAGAGCGCCTAAATCGTACACCAAAATTCCAAGTGGTGGTAGGTTTTACGATCCAGAAGTACTAACAGTACCTGAATCAGGTGAATTTGCAATTTACCCTATGACCACCAAAGACGAATTACATCTCAAAAATCCAGACGCATTGTTGAATGGTGAAGCAGTAGCAAACTTAATTAAAAGTTGTGTTCCTGAAATCAAAGATCCTAAATCAATGTTTAGTGCTGATATTGATGCATTATTAATTGCTATCAGGGGAGCAAGTGGTGGCGATTCTGTAGAAGTAAATGCAGAATGTCCAGAATGTAGTGAAACAAGTACAGTAACTATTAGTGTAGAAGAAAGTCTTGCAAGAATGCAAGAGTTAGATGATGAATACACCATTAGTATTTCAAATGGTCTTACTATTAATGCTATGCCGTTTAGTTATAAAAACACAATTAAGGCAGGTGTAGCCAGTTTCCAAAGTACAAGAAGTTTGCAAAACATTTCAGAACTAAATGATGATATGGAACGTTTAAGTGCATTCAATGAAAGTTTCGTAAGACTAGCAGATTTAAACTTTGAATTACTAGTGGACAGTATTAGAAGTGTGACCTACATGGACGCAGAAGGTCAAAACCAAACTATTGTAGATAAAAAAATTATTAGAGAATTTTTAGAAAATACAGAAAATACTACTGGTAAAGAAATTGAAGAATTCATCAATGACGTGAATAACAAAGGGGTCAAAAACGAAGTTGAAATAGAGTGCCAAAGTGATAAATGTGAACACAAATACAATGCACCTATAAACTTTGATCCTGTAAATTTTTTCACGGGTTCCTAGGCACAGCCGAACCCAACGAAATAGTTGAGTTCCTAGGCTCACTCGATAAAGACCAAAAAAGAATTCTGAAGCAGGTTGCAGAACTAACTATTTTTAGTGAGGGTGCCGTGTCTTATAGTGAAGCATGGCAGTTGTCTCCAATTGAACGTGAGTTTCTAATCAAAACATTGAATAGATACAATAAGGCTAAAAATGGAGATAAAAGTGCGCCTAGTGACGAATGGATAGGGGACGATTTATAAAAAAGCCAACACGTCTGTTGGCTTCTTTTTTAACAACACTTTTTTTCATCATTATCTCATATATTGTTATGGTAGCCTTTCCTCGCCTCCGACGTCTCTTTGGTTTAGACACTCACTACCGGGAGTGTTAAAATTGGAAATAATATCCAACTTCGATACTGTTATAGTTTTCAGTATTGAAATTACCTTGTAAGTAAAAGTTGCCAAACACATGTGAGACATTAAACTTACCTACTGTCATTTCTTGCTGATAATTATACGATAAAATATCTGCAAAGTCAATCGAAGTATTTCCTATTGTTTTATAATGGTCAATACCTAAACCGAAATTTGTAGTACCATACTTACTATGTAGTCTATAATTAATATCTGCAAACACTTTTGCATCATTTACATCAAACCCTTTTACTGCAACATTGTAATCACTAAATTTTTCTTCAAAGCCATTTACTTTTGTTGCACTAATCTCAAATCCAAATGTAGAATACATATTATTGTTTATAGGCTGTAAGTATTCAACAAAGTTTGTTACAGTTTCGTATTTAACATCTGCATTACCTGTACCAAACCACATTGTTTTATTATGTGCTTCTAGTTTGTTTTTTACAAAACTTAATCCTATGTGCCATTGTTTTACTTCTTTGTCTAGTATAGCAATCTCTCCATT